AGAATGTTTGCCATGATGGCAGAATATAATTTTACGAAAATGTAGATAGTGGCAATAGATTATGAGTGCTGTATTTGTATTTGGGTTTATATTACTACTTACCATTGGAATGGAGATTACTTGGCCCGTAAAAAGATAAATAGTTTTAGTCTTTATAAATTCTATAATGAAGAAAGCAGTGATTGCTTTTGGAATGCTACTGATGACCGCCCCTAGCGCAAATGCAGGCGGACTTGTTACTAAACATGCATCTAGTGTGCAATTGAATGTTGATGCAGCAATGTCTACCGTTTCCAGAGTGGGTAACAGTTACGCAATTTCAGGTAGTGGTGTAAACACCACAGATGGCACTACTGCTAACACTATATCTACTGGGACAATCACCAGTGGGATCATATCTCCTGGCAATATTGCAGCGACCCAACACACAGCAGGCAATTCATTCACCTATGCTCAGTCGTTTACTCAAGGTGATGCCATTTCAACAAGCGCACCAACTGTAGGCACGGTGGGTAACTTCTCCAGTCAGACTTCATATACTGCTGGTGCCAAAGACACCCTTGCAGGTACTGTCTTGACCAGTGGTGCCCTTACGGTGACGGCTGGTGGGGCTGGCACATCTGCGACGGGACAATTTGTGTCTGAAATCACTGTCATTGACTGAGAATAAATATGATAAATATGACTAGATTACAAGAAGCAATCGGTCTCGGATTAATTCTCGGTGCTTTACATGGGGCTGTTGCAAAGGCAGTCCCCGTAGTCCCAAATTTCACTCAGGGATCAATGACCAGCCACACAGAAACAACCAGTAAGGTAACTGAGACCATAAACAGTATGGACTACAACACGGGATATCAATATTCCGTTACTGGGTCAGGAGTTACCGCTTCAGGTAACCTAAATCCTGGTACAGGATCAAACAATGTAACTATTGATGGAGTGACTTCTTCATGGACAACGCCGACAAACAAACCGGCCTTTACTCAGACAATACCTGGCGCAGCGTTTCAGTTCACAGAAACACTAAGCGGACCAGGATTGACTCAGCAGACCATCATTCAAAGAGTGACAGACGTTACAAGCGTCAGCGATACAACAAGTATTTTTACTCAGTAATAGCACTTGCAGCGACAATATCTACCCCCTGTCAGGTTTTTGCTGAAACTATTGGCGGTGTATCCGCTACTGCTAGCCCTATTGCTAATAGTTCTGGCTCTGTCACAAACCAAGCTATCCAAGTTTTACAAGGACCATACATTACCAACACCTACGGTAACGGTATCCAATGTCAAGGACCAACGTTAAACTTCACACCCTATGTGACAGGCACAGCATCAACATCTAAACCATATGAGCCATACTATCAGGATCCTGTGTATGACATGCGAGACATAAATGAAGATGGTGTATTAGACAATCCTGGTAACATTCTCTACCATGTCCCTACTAGGACTGGACAGAAAGATAACTATAGTGTTGGTGTGGGGTTCTCTGCTACATGGTCTAAACCATTAGATAAGACACTACAGGACCAATGTAAACAAGCAGCTGCTGCTAACATCCAAATGATGCAGCAACTAACTGCTAATAAGCGTCTCGACTTTGAGATCGCTAGACTAAAAAATTGTGGAAATTTATTGAAGGAAGGTATTCGCTTTGCACCTGGTACAAAGTATGCTTCTATCTGTGCAGATGTGCAGGTTGCTAATGTAAATATATTAAAGAATCACACTCACACTATTCCCGCCCCTTCAAAATCCGAATTGCCTTATTCCTCTGACGCTGCTGACCTTGGCGCTCCTTTGATGACTCAACCGGAGGAGTCTTCCCACGAATCGCAGCAATCTTCTTCATTACCTTCTTCACAGTCGGCTTCACCGCTTTCAAAATTAGATCAGCAAGCGGTTTTGAAAGCAGTGCAGCAGTCGTTGCAACGACAGCAATCGATGCAGTCGCCGTAACAGCACCAGCACTAGGGAGATTACCTACAACCTGATCAGGAATGGATAGTTTATCTGTTACCTGAATACATTCCTTACCAACCAGTTGATACCCAGTGACCTTCTTGTCACCCTTGATGTGTCCAACTGGTTCTTTTAATGCTTGCGCTTGTGTAGGACAGTCTACCTTTGCAGTCGCTGCACCAGTGCCTTCAGGGATCTCTGGTGTATCATGATCTGGTTCCTCTTTAGGAGATATAGGTGGGACTGGAGTGTCATACTCAAAGTCCATCTTATTAGTATCGTAGTCAAGAGGATTGAAGTTTGGCATACCAGCATCGCAGTATGTTACCACTCCATTCTCATCATCTACACCGACAGTATTAGAATTATTATTTGATTCGTGTGCCTCTACACATCCAGGCACATCTACAATAGGTACACCTACCTGCTCCGTGATAGGGACGCTAGGTGGGATTGCCGTTGGAGGATTTACAATCCAATCACGAACTTCAGGAATACGAAGATTCCCGATGTTTATATCATTTAATTGGATATCCCTGATTTCCATTAGCAATCATTAAATACTGTCCCAACTTGAGACCCTAGCTCAGACCCTGCTTTCTGTCCTAGAAGCAGTGCCCAACCACCTGCCAACCATCCAACATAGGGGATGCTAGAAACAGCAGGGACGATGATGCCAGCACTAATTGCTGTGCCTGCCATTGCACCTTGAGACCGTGCGCCAGCGTCCGCCGCTATGCACTCGGCGCTTACACCCCCGATCTTTCCCGATTCACCTATTTCACCTCCCATATTTCTAGTGCCTTCCATAGTGAATTGATCACTACGATGCTCTGATCTAACTTCATTTCTGTTACCACCAAAGAAACCACTACTAGATTTGTCTAAATCTAATGATCTTTGTGACTCAAGAATAGCAGGATCATTTGCCTTGTATTCAATAGTGTATCCATCCTTACCTGCCTCAATTTTATATGAAGAGTATGGAGTGCCTCGTGGAATATTAATGGTAGGGACCTGAGTTACCTTAGGTTGCTCCGGCCTATGGATTACATAACCAAGTAAACCTATATGAGCAAATGCAAAGATCCCACCTAATGTCAGTGCAATCGCTTTGACTGGTGACTTGCTCGGCGCTTGCTCGGTAGCATATTTTTGTACTAACTCTTCTGGATTTGTCACGGGAAGTCAATCACAGGACCAGATGTGGATGGTAAGGAAGGAATAGCACCACCAGTAGCACTAGGAAGTTCTGGCATTGCAGAATCCACCATCCCAGGAAGAGCACCTGAAATTGCTTCACCAGCAGCTGCTGCTACTTGTCCTTTCACATTCTCAATAATAGAATCTCTATTAAGATATACTGCCGTGCCACCGCCAACAATACCTGCAGTTCCTACAAATGATATAACTGCTAATACATTAATTACTTTTTGCATTTTATTCTCCTTTACATTTTAAAGTTTTCTTGATCACTAGTAGTAGTAATCTTAATTGGTCCTTGTTCAATACGAAGAGTCTGAACAGGTGCAGTTTGTGATGCTGCCTCTATCAATCTCTCCATATCTGCCTTGGTTATGTTACTACCACCTCCATTTCCACTACCTTCACCAGACTTTTTAGCTGCTTGGACGCCGAAAGTTGCGAGAACCCCGGTAAAAACACTAGCTATAAATGTCGGATCTAGTTTTTGCTCTGGTATACCCAAAGCAGGAGGTAACTTGATATAGGCAAGAGTGAGAATCCCACCAGACCAGACAAGAATCCCCAGACGCACAAATGTTGATAAAATAGCGAGTTGTTCTTCTTTGTCATCTAAACCTGCCTTCAACTTACCTAACACACCAACCTTTTTAGGTTCTTCTTTCTTTACTTCTTCTGGCATTAATGATCAGCAAGGCTCTTTTATTTATCTAAAAAGTATTGTTTTTCATTATTCTTTAATATATCCCTTCTCAACAAGAAATTCTCTAGTCATTGGCGTGGGAGGGTACATTTCCCACATATTACCACCAGCACAAGCAGCAAGGGCATCCATAGTCATGTTTTCAGTACGACCTGCCCAACTTGCTTCTGCTTCCCATGGCACAGCAGACTTAGGATAGGTGCGTTCTGCCATCACTCTCCAGATCACAGGGACTTCATCCTCTGGTTTGATAATAGCAATCATACTATTCTTAATGGTGCCTGCCATACAATCCTGTGCTGCATGCCATCCTTCATGGCGCATCACCATCATCAGTGTAGCAGGACTATCCATAAAATTTCTGTTTAGAAAGAAGTTATTAGATACAGTATGGTATACACCACGATGTATAGGTGGGAAATACTTTTCGTCTGCTAGAAACACCTTAACTCCGACTGCATTAAGGGAAACAAGCATGTTGTTGAATTCGTTAGCAACAAAAGTATAAGACTCAGGATTGGGATACTGACTAGAAACATCCAAAAGACTAACGACTTCTTTGACTCCATCTGTACATTCCCCGAGTAACATACATCCCAT